GCTTCAATGCGTGAGCTTAAAAATGAAGAAACGCTTAACAAAAAGCTGATGCAAGAAACTGATGCTATTAAGCGTGAGGAACTGATTAGGCTTGCAGGTGAGCAACAGATAATTGACAACATTGCACTTATCAGAAACAAATTGCAGGCGGTTGATGACCAAGAAGCATTCCTTAAATCACAAGCTGATGCTGGTGTTGAAATCAAGCAAGAAGAATACGATGCAGTATTAAAGGCAAGGCAAGAACTAAACACACAGCTTTCTTCTGAGGAATTGAAGCAAACGCAAAACTTAAAAACGCAATCTGATAAGCAGTTATCAATAAGAGTAAAACAGTTTGAAGAGATTGCTAAGTATGCACAACAAGGCTTGCAAATTATTGACGAAATTGGTTCAGCCATAAGTGCAAGAGCAGAAGCGCAGGTTCAAGAGCAAATTGACAGAAGTACTGAAAGACAAGAACAGCTTAGTGCTGATTTGGAAGGTGCAACAGGTTTACGCAGAAGGTTTATTCAGCAGCAGATTGATGCAGAAATAGCAGCGCAAGAAAAATTTGCAAAGGTTCAAGAAGAAATACAAATTAAAGCAGCAAAAAGGCAAAAAGCAATAGCCATAGCGCAAGCCACAATTAACGGTGCCTTAGCAGTTACAAACATTCTTGCAACAACACCAAAAGCGGATTTTGGTATTGCATCGGCTATTCTAATTGGTTTGGCAGTAGCTACAACGGCAGCACAAATTGCGACAATCGCAGCGCAACCATTGGCCGAAGGTGGGGCAGTGGTACCAGTTGGTTTGCCGGACAGCGGTGGTAAAGTTATCGGGGTGCAAAACATTCCGCAAACATCCAAAGGTGATAATGTGCTTGTGGCTGCAAGGGTTGGTGAAACGTTTTTGAACAGAAAGCAAACGGAAAAACTAAGACCTATTTTGTCCGCGCATAAAATACCGGGCTTTGCATCGGGCGGTTTGCTTGGTGCCCCTAATCTTTCAGGCATCACGCAATCAGTTGCCATCAGGGCTTTCAACGAAAGAACAAACGCAATGCAAGGGCAGATATTAGAATCAAAAGTTTATTTGGTTACTGATGAGCTAAACAGAGATACAGCTAACCAAGAACGTATCAAGAAAAAAGTAACATTCGTATGATGAAATATGTGATAATTATAGCTTCAATATTATTTTTGATTTGCGCTTTGTGGATCCTTAAAAGTAATACATCTTCTTTTCATAGGCAGCTACTGAAACAAGAATCAGACTTCAGAATAAATATTTTGAAGCAAATTGATTCTTTGCAAAGTGATCGCATTAAATTAAACGATGAAATTGTAAATTTGCAAAGAGGTATAAAATTACATACTGCAGAACTCAAAAGCCAAATTCAAAAAATAAAACTTGTTTATGTTCCGGAAATTGATTATACTAAGTTTACTGATACTGCACTGGTGCAGCGCTTACTGTCAGATTACCCAAACAGATAAGGGGTTGGTCATCACCAGGCAGTTTGCAGAATTTGTAGCAGCAAGATTTGATAGCCTAAAAGCATTCAAGGAAGCAAACAAAATATGTGTTGATGCTGTTGACAGTTGCTTTGTTTTGGTAAAAACATTTGAGCAGCTTGATATTCTGCAGGAAAGAAAGATAGCCGGGCAGGCGGAAGAGATAGCTATGCTTAACGATTTTGTTGATAGCTACAAAAGGCAAGAAGTGATTACCAAGGATATCCAAAAGCAGTATAAAAAAGAAAAACGGAAGCGTAAATTTTGGCAGATTGTTGGTTTTGGTACCGGTGCCGGATTGATAACTACTATTTTACTATTGGCGATATGAGAAACAAATTTGACAGCGTGCCATTAGATGATAGGGAAGAAATATTAAAGCTTAAAACATGGCTTTTGTCGCTTCAGATGGGCTTACCCCGAGGTGATGACAGAACACGTTACCTATTTGAAATCTACAATGAATATTTTGGCGGCAATGTGCTGATGGAAGAAAGTTGTTCTGCCTGCTTAGGTAAAGTTTTAAGAAAAACAAATGAATTTATACAGTCTTATGAACATTAAAAAAGAATTTGCAAAGAGGTTAGCTGAAAAGATTGAGCTAATGGAAATCATTACTTCCGAAACACTGGCAGAAATGCTTATTGATTCAGGTATTTTGTCTACACGTAGGACAGCACAGTTCTGTGCTATGTGCGAATTTTATGATTTGCATCCCGATAAGTCAAAGACGCAAACAATTAAAGAACTTAGTTTGAAATATGATGTTTCAGAAAGGTTATTGATCCAGCTTACTGGTAAAGAAAAAAGATTTGTAGTTTAATTTCCGTCAGCTTGCAAATAAGAAAAGCCCCGGCACGTCGCTGGGGCTTTTTGTTTTTAATAATTAGGATTATTTTTAATGTATTCTTCAAATTGCTTCTGCATTTTTTCATTTTTTTCAGCCACCAAATTAGGCCATTCAGAATTATAATGTTTTTCTAAATAATTCCACTGTTCGGGTGGTATATGATAGTTTATATTTACATATTCAATTGTTATTTCTCCTAATATTAATTTTTCTTTTAAATCTTCAAGTTCAATAATAGAAAGTTCTATCCATGGATCATAATCAGCATCTATGTAACCAAAAGCATCCATTTCATAAACATAAAGTTTAATACCATTAAATCCATTCTCAATATAGTTTAACAAAATTGGTAGTTTATCTTCGCTATACCATTCTCTGCCAAGTTCTGATTTTATTAAAGAATGCACTTTACGTTCAAATAATATTCCATCTTCATGATAGTATGTGCCAATAATTTCAATGTTTGGATTATGAGCTTTGTATTGCAATATTCTTTTTTCTATTGTTTTTGAGAATCCAAATTTTATAATAGTTTTCCCATCTTCACAAAATGACCTTAGAAGGTATAAATTATCTTTATCTGTCATACTATTCGTTTTTTGGTTCTCTAAATCTGTTCATGTTTTTTCGTCTCCGCTTTTCGGGAACTGCCAACAATAAGCCAATGCCGATGCAGAAAAATGCTATAAAGTATATCATAGTGTTGTAATTATTGCCCCAATCGCATAACCAAACGCATAAACAGAAGCGAGAATTAAACGCTCCTTTGTTGTCTTTGCGTCAATTTGGTAAGCTAAGAAGGGCAGGTTAATAAATGGCCCGATAAAGGCAAAAAAAACTATTCCTATCAGCTCCCGATTTGAAACGGAAATAATATAATAGGTGCTGCAAAATTCTATAAGTACAGCGGATAGGAATAGTACTAAGTATTTTTTCATGTTAGCATCAAATTAGTAACTTCAATTTCAACGTCATAACAAGAATTGCAAAGGTATTCAATCCAAATGCAAGGGTTTAAAGTTGCGGTATGTTTCCAACCATCGGATAGAAGTGATTCAGCTTGTGCTTTTGCATCTTCAATGTTTAAGACTTTTACTTTACCATCTTTTGCATAAATAAAAATAGTGTTTTCCATGGCTATTATTTCAATAGTTTAAAAATCTAACATCATATACCCACAGTCCGTATCTTTCAATTACCGAAATCAGTGCCTCAGCATACTTCGGGTTCGTCGCATAGCCTGCTTTCTTCAAACCTTTTGCCCATTTGCGGTATTCCATGCGGTCAAGTTTTAACAGATGCTTGTACCTATCACAGGTGAGCAGTTCAGAATGTGCCCGGTAACTTCGCCAGGCTGATTTGAATATTTGAAACCTGTCTTTTGGGCTGTCATCTTTGTACACAGCGTACTTGCCTTTACCTTTCCACTTTATTCCAAAGTGGTTGTTATGTTTGCGGCTTAGTTCTGATCTACCTGCATTGCTTTCAATAATGCCTTGTGCAAGCGTTATGCTCACAGGTATATTGTATTTATCGGCCTCAGCTTTTGCAGTGCTTAAAAAGCGGTTTACATAGCTTTCAACGTGTTTAGGTATCTTTACCTTGCCTTTAATGTTGGCAGGTGTTGCCAATGGTCGGGATGCGCTGATAAGGAATAGCGCAAAGAATAGGATTAGGATGTTTTTCATTCTGCTTCGTTTTTATAATATTCAATTAAAGTATCGGCAATATCCTTTACTTCATAATTTTCCAAATCAATGTATGCAAAATTGCCATCTTGCTCAATCTGAATTTGAATGCCATGTTTGTCAATTACTATTTTGAACATTCTTAAAGCAAGCCTATCATAATCGGCAACCAATAATTTTTCTATTGTCATTCTGCTTCGTTTTTGTAGGTTTCTGAATAGTATTTTTTCGCATTCCGATTATACCATTTACTTTCTTTACTATCTTGGTCAGTTCTCCCCCATTGATAAGCATCAATTATCTGCTGCTTTTCAAGTTCAAGGGCTTGATTTAATAACTTTATGACATCTTCTAATGCAACATCATAACCATCTTGCCATTCAGATATTATATAATTAGTTTTATCAATTGTCATATGACTTGTTTTTTGTTTTAACCATTTAACTGCTGTCTCATTCATAGTTCCGAGTAAAGTTTAGTAAGTTTCAAAATCTGTTCATCTGTACGCTTTACAATAATGGCACCGCTCCATTGTTTAAGCCAAGAGGTATGATAAATCATAGCTTCCTCATAGCTTTCATAAACAAACAGGATCCTAAACCATTCGCCTTCCTGCTCAACCATTGCTGTGTCGGGCAGGATAGAAATCATTTCGGGTTTCAATAATTCAGGGTTTCGAGTGGCGCAAACCTGCACACAGTATTTCTGTGCGCATAGTTGCAGCGATAAGAGAAGGAATAGGATAGTTTTCATAGTTAAATAGATGGTTCAGCAAGTGTTAAGAAATCTTCAGATACCCAAATTCCGTTCCCATCAGCTAACAGGTAAAGAAAGTTGTATTTGTACCCTAATTTGATGTCTACGATTGTACGAGGTTCGTCTGATAATTGTGTTGTGACAATGTCACCAATTTCAAACTTAGATGTGAACGTGAATGTGAAGGTCATGATAGTAATTTTAAGATGTTTAAGATATCGTTCCGTTTAATTGTTGTACAAATGTATAACAGTTTTCTGTTATATCCTAATATTATAAACATTATTTTGCACTATTTGAATAAATATTTTCTGTTATAATTGTACAAATTCAAATTTGATATGTACCAATTTAAAGCTGAAGCGGCTGAAATGCTGATTGATGGTGAAATAGATTCTTTTTGGGGCCAAAATCTGAAGTATCTTGATCTTGATTTGCAAGGCGCTAAAGATGTAAAAATATTGCTCAATAGCTCCGGCGGTCAAGTAACAGAAGGCAATGCAATTGCAGACCGTTTACGCTATCATGGTCAAAATAATAATGTTGAAATCGTTGTTTGTGGCCTTTGTGCGTCAATAGCAACAATGATTCATGCAGCAGGCACCAAAGGTAGCCGTAAAATGACTGCCAATTCTTTCTACATGATACATAATACAGCGGTTGTTGCCATGGGTGGTTCTTCAGAACTTCGCAACCTTGCCGATACGCTGGATACAATGACCAATGTGATAGCTGAAAACTATGTTGATGTCATAGAAAGCAATTCAAAGCTGATAAACGGAAGCAGAGAAGAAACAAAAACAATGATTCTTGCCTACATGGCAAAAGAAACATGGTTTTCTGCCCAGCAAGCTTTGGAAATTGGGCTGATAGATGCAATAGAAGACTTTAAGGCATACATCACACCAGAAAGTGCCCCGGTTATCAAAAATCAAATTCGTAATTGTACAAACGTACCTTCAGAACTTATGAATGAACTAAACAACAATATCACAGCAGAAGAAAAAACGCTGTTTGAAAAGTTTTGGGCGTTTTGCGGCTTTGCACCAAAATCGGAAGAAAAAAAGCCTGATCAACAAATTGATAATTTAGAAAATCCTGAAAAAATGACTGATGAACAAATGATTGAAGCTCTTAAGGCTGCTGGATATAAAGTAGAAATCGAAGCGCCGGAAGAAGAAGAAGTTATGACTGAAGAAGAGGTTATGACTGAAGAGGAAATGATGGCAGCACTGGAAGCCAAAGGTATGAAAGTTAAAAAACCTGAAACCGAAGCAGTGACAAACGAAATCAAACAACTTCGTGAAGAAATTGCCCGCATCAAACAAGGTGAAAGAAAGACACAGGTAGTTGCAAAAACTGAAACTACTGAAAATCTTACACGCAGAGAAAGAGCATTGAAAGAATTTACTGCTAAGAATGCAAAGATGCTTGATAATGCTGCAAAATCTATTAAGGTAAAACTTAACGGAGAATAAAAACAATTTTCAAACAAACAAATACAATAATCATGTCTATACAATTCTTTAAAAAAGCGGCCGTAAATCCTTTTGTTAAGGCTAACAGCGGTGGTATTGTTTTAAGAGGTGCAAAAGTAGGTTATAGCACTGAAGCTCCAACATTCAATGTTGTTATTGCTGCTGCCGGTAACTCTGCAACTTTCACACTTAACTCTGCGAACCAAGCACAGTTTGAATTTATTCGTTACAACATCACAGATTCAGCAGGTACCGGCAATGGTGCTGTTTATGTAACTGGTACTGAAACTTTGAATATCACTACTGTTTCTAAGGCTTACAACGGCCCAGGTCCCGACGCATCAATTGAAATTGTTTACAAGTTGGTAGGTCAGGAGCAAGTTCTTTCTTACAGCATCAATTTGGATTCAGCTTCTTTGGTTGCAGGTATCACAGTGAACACACTGAACGCTCTTGACAGCGATAACAGAGGTGCTTACCTGGTAATTGATTCAGCAGTTTACCAATCAGGTGCAACACAATCTGTAATTGATGTAGTTGATGCAATTGGCCTTGTTGGTTTCACACTTGAAGCTAAGGTTAATAGTGTTACTGATACGGCAGTAGTTGCTGCTGATGGTACTGCAACACTTACTGTTGTTGGTGCCCTTTCTGCTGGTACTTATGCAGTAGTTGTACGAGTAACCAATGCAGGTTCTGAATATGGCAGTTTCCAAACTTCAGTAGTTGTAGCTTAATTTTTTAACTCAAAATTTTTTATTAGAAAATGGAATCACTAAATATAAAGTTAAATTCACAGCAGGCTATTGACATCATGTTTGAGCCAGTGTTTGTGGACAAAGATATGATGGCAGACTTTGCTATTATAAAAAATCTGTATGCAGGTGAATACAGAATTGGTTTGCTTTCTGCGCTGAAAAACGTGGTTGGCAAATTGCAACCATGCTCACCGAAATACAAGGGCAAAAGCACAATGTCTGAGCGCTCACTTGTTGCTCAGTATGTTGAGGCAGGTACCAAAATGTGTTATGAGGAATTCATCAACACTTACTATGACTTGCTTGCACCGCTTTACACAACTGCAAACGGCAATCCTGACCTTAGCACTTTGTTGAATTTGCTTACACTGCAACTTGGCCAAGGTATCAAGCGTGACGTAAACCGTGCTGCATGGTTCGGTGATGTTGCAAGTGCTGATGAGAATTTGAACTGGGCTGATGGTGTATTCAAAAACCTTGACGCAGCCGTAACACTTGGTACAATTGGTGCTTACACTAACTCAAACCAAGGCACACAGCTTACCAATCAGCAAAGCTATGAGCTTTTGCAAGATGTTGTAAATGCTGCACCTGCTGCACTAAAAACAATGCCAGCTACTGAAAAAATTCTTCACATAAGCGGTTTGCTTTGGGACCAGGTAATTACCTTCCTTGAAGACGCAGCGGTGACCAATGGTTTCATCAGATTTTTTGAAGAAGACAGAGGTGGAATTTCGGGAACATACAGAGGCATCAAAATTAAAGCACACTACGAATGGGATGAAATTTCTCAGGAGTACTTTGGCACTGTTGACCAAAACAAAATTGTTTACACTGCGGTAGGCAATATGGTTATTGGTACAGATTTGCGTGCTGATGCATCCGGTGGAGCTTCATTCTTCAAGGTTTACCAAAACCCTGAAACTGATGAGATCACCCTTCGTGCAAAGTTTGTTTTCAACACAAATATCGTTTGGCCGGAACTGTTCTCAGTAGGCCTTTAGTCATAAAGTGGGGAGTTTAAACGCTCCCCATTATTTTAAAACAAATACATTCTTATAATAATATGGCAATTACAGCAGGTTTAACAACATCTTGCAATAAATCATGTGCAGGTGGTGTAAAAAGATTGTGGATAGCTAACTTCGATGATATTGCAACTATCACTTTTGATGGTACCGACCAAATTACTGGTATTACTATGGTAGCTACAAAAGTATTTTACGAAGTGCAGTTGAAGCGTAACAGCAAATCTTTTACAGAGCAATTTAATGTTTCTGATGATGGATGTAACAATTCATTGACTCAGACATTTACAGGAAACGGCCAATGCCGTGACCAAGATACAAGACAATTCTTACTTGAGGCTGCAAAGCAATCTTGCTGCGGTATCATAGTTTTACATGAAGAAAACAACGGTCAAGTTGTAGGTTGGGGTTTCTTTGATGACCTTAACGCTCGCCTTGGTGGTGGTACTCAAATCACTACCGGTACCAACTTAACGGATCCTTCACAAATCACTCTTGAGCTTATTTGTGATACAGTTGTAGATGGTGCTGCTACTGTCTTCACTCCTGGCGTTGCAGGCATCTTAGCGCTTGTTTAATTTTTGTAAAATACTGGAGGTATTTCAATCTAAGGGGCAGGTATCACTACCTGCCTTTTTAAAATTTATTACTATGATAAAGGTAAAAGAAAAATATAAAGGTTACAATGTGCCATACAAAGACAAAACTTTAGGTACTTTGCAGGGTGATGACCTTAAAAAATATATTAAAGCGTTCCTTTACAGCAAAAAGCCAAATGACATTTTGATATATTTTGATAACACTATTGAAGAGTTAACAGAATTTGCAGAAAGTGCACCAAAAAAGGCTATCAAAAAACCTGTAACACCTGAAATCAAAGAATAATGAACAACAAGCCAAAGCCAAAAAATAACTTTTCTATGCAGATAGGGGGAAGAGCCGATGAGGTTGTTCTTCCAAAAGATTTATATTTTGAGAATAGTGACCCAACAAGGGCTTTGTTTGGCTTGTTTGATTATTTACCTTTTGTTCGTGAGGGTGAACTGGAGCAGTTGATAGCACTTATAAATAATAGCCCGACAGCAAAGGCAATTTGCAACAAAGTTGCTTACTATACTGTTGGCGAAGGCTTTTTTGTAAGAAAAGAAAAATCTGTATTAGGTGAAAAATCTGCACAAATACTATCAGCAGAACAAAAAAACATTCTTTGGGCAGTTCTTAGCCGGCAGAATAGTGATGGCGATACAATACTTGATGTGTGCAAAAAATCTGCTTATGACTACCAAGCAATTGGCAATTCATTCACCAGGTTAGATGTTGTTTCAGGCTTTGTTTTCGCTTCACATCAAAACTTAAACTTTGTTAGGCCTTTCAGATCTACTGATTTAAAAACAAGATTCTTTGGTGTATCGGCCGATTGGTCAATATTACCATATACCGGGCGCAGTAGAGGATATGAAAGTTACTCACAATTGGATATTCCTGCAACTATAAAAGATGTGGCAGCATACCCAATCTTTACCGATGAACTTGATGAACTTGAAGAGAGTGAGTTTGGCCAAGGTGCAAACCTTGCCGATCTGTACGGCTATGATAAGTCTTCAATGCTTCAGTTGAAGCAATATTCTCCGCTTATGTATCAGTGGGGTATTCCCAACTGGATAGGTGCAAAGCATTTTGTTGAGCTTGAATACAGGATTGCAAAGTTCAATGTTTCAAGGTTCCGCAATGGCCTAACATCTTCGGGACTATTGCAGCTTTTTGGCGATTTATCACCACAGGAGCAGGCCGATTACCAAGAAGCTTTCATGGAAAAGATGACCAATACCGGTAACGACTTTAAAGTAATATTCCAAATACTTGAAAACCCTGAACTGAAAGCTAACTGGGTACCGTTTGAGCAAACATACAACGGCTACTTCATGGAATTGTCTGAGATTAGCAAAGATAGGATTGCAACAGGCTTTGAAATACCTTTGAGTTTAATCCAGGCAACACCCGGGCAGCTTGGTGGAAATCAGCAGATCCGCTCAGAATTTGAAATCCTTTATAGGACCAAAATTTATGACATCCAACAAACAATTCTAAGAGGCATTGTAAAACCTTACTTAGACACGATAGCAGAAACTGAAGGGCATGAATTTTTGAGAACCGTTGAACTTGACTTTATAAATATTGTTCCGGTTTCTTTTGCTGGTGACATTGAAGTGAATAGTATACTAACACAAACTGAAGCAAGAGAAATCTTAGGCTATGCCCCAACAACTGAAACGGTAATTACAGAAGAACAAACTGATGTAAAAGCCGAACAACCAACATCTATTATAGCAAAAATTAAAAACATATTAGGATGGCGCAATTCATAAAGGCATTAGAAGTTGTCCGGGGTGGCTACATTCGCATCAGTCCAACAGATACCCAGTTTGACCCTAATCTATTGGCTCCATATGTTGACAATGCAGAACGTAGATATATACGTGATGTAATTGGTGCAGCGTTTTTTGATGAGCTAAAAGCAAATAGAACTCCCAACATCATAAATTACAATTCAACCTTTGGAGCAATACAACCAGCTTTTGCTGATGCTGATTTGGAAAACTTGTTTTTGAATGGTAAGCTGTTTGATTTGATAGGGTATGCAGTTGTTGAAGAATCATTAAGCTTTGCCCATTTTAAGATAACAAGTGCCGGGGTGCAGATAACGCAAGCCAATTTTGCAACAGCAGCAAGTGGCAATGATATGAGATACTTGAAGGATACAATGAAAGACAAAATACAATTCTTGCAAAAGGAAGTTATTGATTTTCTTTGTGACAATTCTGCTTTGTATACACCTTTTGATTTTGACCCTAATTTATATTGCAAGACTTGCAAACCAAAAAATAAAAATATTTCTACACTTCCAATAATTTACTAAAAATGAATAAGCAATTTGCAGAATTAAAAGTTTTTGAACTTGGTGGTATAGCTTTTTGTGAAGCAACAGAAACACTGCCTTTTTTGATTTTACCAAAAGGCCAAGCAACCATCAAGCCATGGGGGCCATCAGGTTTTGTTTTTGAAAACATTATTACAGGTGATGTAGTTGCTTTTGTTTCTGAATATGATGACATTTTAGACAGTGCCGGTGCCGCTTATGGTGCTACGCAATTAGATGTAATTACTGCTTTAGCTGCTTTTTTTTTTGAATTAGGCAGTGGCGCTGCTGGTGATCTTGCAACTGTTTTAATCGCTGGTAATACGTCCGGAGCTAATGATATAATATTTGATGCAACTCAAGGATTGCAATTAGATAATTTTTCAAGATTGCGAGAAGGCACAATTGACGCAGGAACAGGCGGTGTAAAAGGCATTGCTCAAATCTGCGGAGCTGGCTACGAGTTGAAATGGGAGGCAGGCGTACAGTACGTTATGGGTAGTTCTGGAAACACTATCAGATGGTCTTTGTATAATTTCAATAATGCTCCTACTGTGGATGATGATAATACAAAAGGCTATTATTCTGGAAGTAGATGGGCATTGGATGATGGTACTTGGTATTATTGTTTTGATGCAACAACAGGCGCAGCTGTTTGGACATTGCAATCGAATGCTGTTCCTAATTTATCACAAGTTTTAGCATCGGGCAAATCTGCAAATGGTGCAATTGAAAATTTAACATACTTAGAATTTGACACAGCCGCAGCGCATACAGTTGGGGTTGGTGAACTTGCGTGGAATAATACAGACGGAACTTTGGACTTAGGCCTAAAGGGTGGAAATGTAACGCTACAAATCGGGCAAGAGCAGATTGTGAGAGTAGTTAATAAAACAGCTACAAACGTAAATTTGTTACAAGCTAACTATCAAGTTGTAAGGATAACAGGCGCACAAGGGCAAAGGCTAAAAGTAGATTTAGCACTTGCGACAACTAATGCTTTAAGCGCTCAAACAATTGGAGTAGTTACTGAAACAATAAATGACAATCAAGAAGGCTTTATTACTGTAAGCGGATTGGTGCGAGGTATAAACACAACAGGTTCTTTGCAGACAGAAACATGGGCGGATGGTGATATTATTTATTTAAGCCCAACAACAGCGGGTAATATTACAAATGTAAAACCAATTGCACCAAATCATTTAATCGTTATTGGTTATGTTGTTTCTGCTCATATTACACAAGGTTCAATTTATGTCAAAGTTGATAACGGTTATGAGCTTGATGAATTGCACAATGTAACCATTGCAACTCCTTTAAACAATGATGTTTTGACATATGAAACATCGTCATCACTATGGAAAAACAAAAGGCTGCCTACTGAAATACAACTTGCTGCATCTGATGAAACAACAGCACTAACAGCAGGCACGGCAAAGGTAACCTTTAGAATGCCTTATGCTATGACAGTGACAGCGGTTCGTGCAAGTTTAACAACTGCTCAGGCTTCGGGTTCTATCTTTACGGTTGACATTAACGAAGCAGGAACATCAATACTAAGCACTAAGCTAACAATAGACAATACAGAAAAAACAAGCACAACAGCCGCAACGGCTGCAGTTATATCTGATTCAGCTTTGGCAGACGATGCCGAAATAACAATTGATATAGACCAAATCGGAGATGGCACTGCAACAGGTTTGAAAATCACTATAATCGGAACAAGATGATAATAAATCCATATTCTTTTGGGGTTGCTTATGACCCCGATGCACAGGCATTTTTCACGGCTTCGGGGCTTACAGGTGCTACAAATTTAAACGCTGTTAATCAGCTTGTATTGGATTTGAAAGCAGCAAGCATTTGGACAAAGATGAAAGCTATTTATCCTTTTGTCGGGGGTACGGCTGCCTTGCATAAATGGAATTTAAAAGATCCACAAGATACTAACGCAGCATTTAGGTTAGTTTTTAGTGGGGGTTGGACGCATTCTTCTACTGGTGCATTACCAAATGGAACAAATGGATATGCTGATACATTTTTAAATGCTAATACTGCATTGCAACAGTTTTCGCATCACCATGCGTTTTATCATAATACTGATAACTCGGGTACAGGTCTTAGAAGTATGGGTGGAGCGCAAAGTGTTAGTTCTTCAAATTTTAGAACAACAATAGAATCATCTGGAGCAACATTAACATTTAGAGATTTAGCTATAATAAATAGTGAAACACCAGTTACAGCTAATACTTTAAGAGGATTTAGAGCATCATCCAGAACAGCTAATAACAATATGTTTATAGTTAAAGCTGATGGAACATCAACAACACCAACTACAACTACGACAACTAATGCTTTGCCTTCTTTAACTTGTTATCTTGCTGCTCATAATAGTTCTGGTACAGCAGCAAACTATGCTATTATGTCAATTGCTTTTCATAGTTTAGGAGATGGCTTATCAGCAGCAGAAGGATTAAGTTTAAGAAATGCAGTATTAACATATAACACAACTTTAGGAAGAACATGATATACGTTGGACTTTTAACAATAGCAGAAAAAGATAGCTTAGTCGGTCAGCTTTATGATGAAGACAGCTATTTTAACCCAATTCAGGATGCAAATGACGATTGGATAATTTCAGTTGAAGAGATGGAATTTTGTGTGAATCCTGAATTTCAATGGGTAAAAGATTTACCTTTGATAGATTATAAACCAAAGCCTGAACCACCAATAGAAGAATGAGAAAGGTAGGAATCTTAGACAATGATGAAAAAGAAGCACTGGAGGGGCAGCAATATGCCCCTAACAGATTCTTCACACCTTTGCAAGATGCTGACAATAACTATGTATTGCCCTTAAATCAAATAACAAACTGTAAAAATATAAAATTTTGGTGGGTAAAACATCTGCCTTTAATTCAATACAAACCTACCAAAATGGACAAATCTTTAATACCTGATGTTTTAGCAATAAGCGGCCTATTTCTTTTCACAGGCGCCGAGGTCGGAATAGAAAACACAATACTTGAAATTATTAGCAAATTTGGTGTGGTTGCTGTACTTTGGTACTGGCTGCAAAATATGAAGACGCAGATAAAAGAGCAGATGACGCACTTTAGTGTAGAAACGGAAATGCTGAGGAAGGAACACAAAGAAACGCTGACAGACTTTCACGAGATACACAAAGAACACAAAGATCTAATGAAACAACAAATCGAAGTAAAAGACCAGATCATTAGAGACCTGCAAAGTAAAATCAAAGGATAAAAAAAATGCCTCCCACAACCGGGAGGCATTTTAGTTATAAGTGATACTTTTCATTCATGTATTCTTCTGCTGTTTTTATATCCAGCTTAGAATTTAGGATGCCTTCAATATAAGCCGTTCTAAGCGCTTCTTTTTCATCTGTCAAGCATTTAGACGCAAAGCGTAAAAAGTCTCGGCCTGTGTCGGTATAAACGTCAAACAAAGCAGGATGTTGTTGTTCCAAATATCTGCAAAGTTTTTGGATAGGTAATAATATTTCGTTTTCCATTGTGTTAGGGTTTTAAGGTTTACATTCTACTTTCGTAGTATTCATCAATTTGGTATTCTGCACGCTGCTCTTCAATCAGTTCTAAGCAAAGTTCGCCAATTTCGTACTCGTCACTGCCTAAAAATTCCAACTGCTGTTCATGCTCCAGGCTGTTGTTAAAATAGTCGGTTGTCATTTCGTCAAAGTCCTCAACTAATCTGATGCCGTAAATCATATACTCTGCCGGTTCGTTTGGTTCTTCACGATTGCGTGAAGTGTAACCTGCATAATATTCGCCTTCAACTTCGATGTGCTTGCCGTTAATTGTGATAGTCATCATGATAGATAGTTTTAAAATGTTTAGATGTTGTTCCGTTCTTTGTTGATACAAATCTACGGCGAATATTTTATATAATCTAACTTTATATAAAATATTTTATATAAAATGTAAAATAAATTAGAAAGGCCACAACCGAAGTCATGACCTTTGTTACTAAACATTCCTAAACATCGAAACTTTACCATCATTTACGTGCTCAACACGTTCTTCAAGGCTTTCATAATATTCTTGCGCCAAGCCTACATAAATTCTAATCAGTTGTTCATGTTCCGCTGTACATTCAACCGGGTAGATTCTCATGCGGTCGGCTATATCCGGAAACTTAGCCTCAAAATCAAACATATCTTGCACTTCCTGCACAAATTCTGTTGGCATTGTATCTGCCCAGTCATTGCCATCATTGACAAACATTATTTTGGCCTGTTTAAGCACCTGTTCTTCTGTTGGGTTCATCAATACCCGGATAACTGCGCCGCTTTCAATGTTGCCCCCTTCCAGTTCGTTTATCAGCATCTTATACCCTCTTATCTGCCATTCGTACAAAGCCAATTCAGATTCTTCTTGCAGTAACTTTAAGCCAGTAGGATCCCAAACGTTTTTTTGATCGAACACAAAGCGCTTTACCTTCCAATCGTACCCACGTGTTTTAAGGTAATCATTGCGCATAAACTTTTCAGGAGCCTTTGTGGCAAATTTATAGCCAAGATACTGGCCAACTTCCCGAATGCTGCGCTGCTCTAACAAATTACCCTTTTCAGTGTAGATGTTAGTGAAAGTTTTTTTGAAGCCAAAGCGATCTTTGATAAATTCATCTTCAATAAATGTCTTAGCACCTTTGGAAAGCTGCGGAACTAAAATAGTATCACGCTTTGCAATCAGTTCTTGCATCGTTTGTTCCTGTTTATCGGTGCGCTTATCTTTGGTAAGCAATGTTTCTAAGTCACGCTGCTGGGCTGCGGTCAATATTGCGGCACCTGGCAAAGCTGCCCCGGACATAATGCGGCCGAAGGATGAGCAGCTAAATCTTTTTACTTGTTCGTTTTTCATTGTTAGATGGTTAAGATGGTTAAGATTAGTTTTTTAAATATTCTACCTGTTCCGGGTACAAATCATATAGCGCAGTAACATCTGCAAGCGTGCAATCATGATGTTTAGTTTTTAATGAACTCTTAAATATCTTGCATACGTTTCAACAACTTCAATATCAATTTGCCTATATTTTTGCAGGTCGGGCTTTTTTTCTGCGAATGCGGCCCCGTACTTTTTTACCCATTCACGGTATTCAATCATAAAATCACCAAAAGTCTTGGAATCCATTTGGATAGAATAAGCCTCAGGCATTGCATCAATCCAAAAATCTAATATTTCCTTTATCATAATTCTTAGTTTTTTAAGTAATCAATTTGTTCCGGGTATAAATCATATAGTGCAGTAACATCTGCAAGTGTACAATTGCCTGCACTGATTTCGTTCTTTGCCTCTTCAAGCTGCTGTTCTGTAATAAGTGGCAGTTGGTCCACTGCGTCGGAATTATCGACATACTGAACGGTTGTTCCTGTTTCATCTTTGATAACAGCAGAATCAGTTCTTACTGCCGTTTGCATTTCAATCGATAAGATACCCCACTTTGAAAGCATATTCTTTAGAACTGTCTTCATTGCCATTGCATCAAAATCAGTTTTCCAAGGACCATTGTTAAAACTTTGAGAAAATCTTTTGCCATGGTCTTCTGCCTGCTTTTTGGTCCAATAAACAGTTTTCTCATATCCGTTATGTAAACATAAATATGCAGCATAGCCAACAACTGCGCCTTGTGGTTCTTGGCTAAAATCAGCGTTCAATTCTTCTGTGAGGTAATTAAAACCTTTGAACTGATTCTCATAAACCTTTGTAACATTGATGCGCTTATACTGCCCTGTACGCTGTGCGAGCTGTACGTAACCTTTCCAACCCATTTGAAATTGTGCAGCACCTTTATAGGGTACTATCCAGGCAAAGCCAAGATTTTGGTTAATTGGTAAGTCAAGTGTTGCCGCAATCATTGCAGCATTGTAAATTGTCAT